TATCCCAACCATATTTGATCACGGTGTAGAGACTTTTACTTCTGAGTTATCAGAAGCCGAGGATGATGTACTTCGTTATATTCAAATTAATTGGTTTAATAAACGGTCACCGGGAAGTACAATGGATCCAACACTATTGACTACAAGTCAATGGACAAGATCAACAGTGTACCTTGCTTTGGCAAACTTTATACTACCGCAATTATCAACTTTTAGACCAGAAGGGGACTCTTTTCGAGAACAGATTGCTTTTTACAAAGAGCGATATAACGAAGAAGTCCGCCAAGAAATACTTAAAGGCGTAGAGTACGATTCAAATGACGATGGCACAGTCCAAACATCTGAGAAGAGACCTACGAACTTACGCAGGTTAGTGAGATAATGGCAACAAGTATTAGAGAACAAATTGCCCAATACATCGTAGATAGCATATCGAATAGTCGTTATGTTAAATCGGTTACACGAGAGCCAAAGTTATTAAGTGAACTGAGTGCTATGTCGTACCCGCATGTTTTAATAGAGTCAGCAAACGAATCGAGAAGCAATTCAAGTTTCGGTGACAACATTAGACAAGAAGCAGATATTGATTTTTTAATTAATATTGTAGTTTCAGGCGCAGACAAAGACAGTCAAAGAAACTTAATAATTCAATCGGTAGAAGATGAACTTCAAACGGATAGTACATTTGGAGGACTTGTTTTTGACAGTCTTGTGACAGATGTTCGTATACGAGAGATAGACCAAGTTGATCCGTACGCAACCGCAGCAATAGTGTATAGGGTAAGATATTATTATAATCGCAAATCATAAGGAGAAAATATTATGGCAGAACAAAGAGGGGTTGACGGTGTTGTTAAATTCGGTTCAAATACTTTACTACATGTAACATCATGGAGTTTAGATGAGTCGAGTGAAACACTTGATATCACACAAATGGGCAGTGCGCACAGAAATGTACTCGCTACTTTTAAAAGTTTCTCAGGATCGGTAGATGCGTTCTGGGATACAGCGGATTCAAGTTTCGGACACACCGATGCAGTTGATCCAACAGTAGTTGCCGGTGACACGGTCGCGTTCGAACTTTACCCTGAAGGTGAAGGATCGGGAATGGATTTTTACAGTGGCAGTGCCATCGTATCATCTATTTCAAGATCAGCAAGTTTTGATGGAGCAGTAGAAATGTCAATATCTTTTGAAGGTACTGGCGCACTGAACTTCGGACAAGTGGCTTAATCCGGTAACAGGATAAAATAAATGGGCTCAATTCGTTCAAACAAGGCAAAAGTCATATTTAATCATATGACAGACACTTTGGATGACGAGTTGGGCCTTTTTATTGAACGGATAAATAGAGAAGTACAGGACATAACTCCGGTACGGACCGGCACAGCACAACGAGGATGGCACATAACTAATAAGTTTGGGCGAGGCTCGCTAAGTGTCTACAACAACTTTGGTAGTATATCAATAATCGAAAACAAGGTCCCATATATTGGGCTACTTGATGAAGGTTATTCAGTGCAGGCTAAAAACGGCATAGTACTACCAACTTTCAACAAATTCAAATAAAACATAAGGACCACGAACAATGGCAAACAAGAAAAACGATTTTAGTAAGAAATTAATTGATAAAGCAACAGCACATTTTGATGATATATTATCCCAAGGATTAAAAGGACCAATCGAGGTACCTGAATGGGATGCAGAGATATTCTACAAACCTTCAACTACTATGTTTGAAGAAAGTAAAATAATTGAACTCGCACAAAACGGATCATCAACCGAGGCTTTAATTCAATCGCTCATAATGCGAGCAAGGGACGAGGACGGCGAGTTATTGTTTTCTCAAGCCGATAAGCACAAGATATTACGAGGTGTGGACCCAAAAATTATCTTACGAATTGTTACAAGATTTAATGAAGATACAGAAGAAGCGGCAGAAGCCCTGGGAAACTAAAAAGTCACCCCGACATACTATTTCTTTTCAAATTAGCAATTGATTTGGGAAAGACTGTCGAAGAGGTGATGCAGATGAGTAGTTTCGAGGTAAAGGCTTGGGTCCAATATTTCATGTATCTCAATAAAGAAGAAGAGAAACGAAATAAGAAGATGAAACGGAGGTAATTCATGGCCAATAGTACTTATGAACTGATAATTAAGGCAACGGATCAAGCATCAGGGTCCTTAAATAAAGTTAATCGAAGTTTATCTTCAATTGATAAGAGTGCAAAACGATCCAACGGTATCCTGAAGAAGATGGGCGGCTTAATTGCCGCTATCGGTGTCGGGAGAACTATTCGAGGAATTATAAAGGTTGGATCAAAGTTTGAAGACTTAAGATCAACATTAAGTGTAGTTACTGGCTCACTCGAGCAGGGCGCTGATGCATTATCCCACCTACAGGATATGGCAACGCGGACTACATTTGGTGTCGAGGCTTTGACTACTTCATATATCAAACTCAAAACGGCTGGTGTTGAACCAACCGATAAGTTGATGATGCTATTTGCGGATACAGCATCCGTTACAACCGACCAATTAGGCGCACTAACTGCCATGACGGATCTATTTTCAAGATCTGTATCAGGTGGACTTGGATTAGAAGATCTTAATAGATTAGCCGATCGTGGTATCCCAGTGTTTAAAATGTTGGGTGATGAGTTAGGTCTCACGCGACTACAGATATCAGCATATGGTAAAACGGCTGAAGGTGCTAATAAAATACAAAAGGCCTTCATCAGACAGGCTGAGAAAGCATATGGTGGAGCATCTAAAAAGAAATTAGATAACTTATCTGTAGCCATGCAGAACTTCGGCGAAGAGATGAAAAAGGCTGCCGGCATCATGACAGATGAATTTGGACCAATATTGGCACAGCAATTACGAGACGCAACCAAGTTTCTTGCGGCTAATGAAGAGATATTTCAATCGCTTGGAGTAAATTTAGCACAAGGTATATCCCAATTGGGGTCTGTATTTGGATTAATTATAGATAATATTCATGCGATCGGCAACGCAATCAAGATGGGCATGGGACTTTTAGTTCTTGAAAGATTTACTTCGTTCTTAAGTAATGCAAATAAGAACTTGAATAATAATATAGGCATTTTCACGACAAGCAACAAAAAGACTCGAGCAGAATTGGCCAAGACTACTGCAAAAACGAAAGAATTGGTCAAACAGCAGTACTCTTATGGGGCCGCAGTAAAGAAGACGCACAAATACCAAGTCAAATCATTAGGCAAGTTCGCTGCTCTGGGCGTGATCTTAAAGAATATATTCGTACATCCCCTCAGAACAATTGCCACATTAAGCAAAAAGTTGGCAGCATTCTTCATGAAGATGACATGGTGGGGCAAAGCATTGACCGCTATCAGTGTCGCGTATTTTGCCTTAAGTTCAATTAGTAGCGACATAACAATAAGATTGGGCAAAGATGCATATAAATTAGGTGAGATATATGATGCTTTAGGTGAGGTCATCAAAACCAAATTTGGTAACGCGTGGGATTATGTGGCAGACAAGACTACGACCGTGTTTGGATATATAGGTGATTATATCAAGCAAATCGCTAACGACTCAATAAGTCTTGGTATTGTGGTCGCGAAAACAATTGGTAGTATGTTCATGGGACTACTGAAATCTATAGACGGTATATGGAAGACGATCGTAAAATTCCCGATGCGATTAGCAAAAGCATTCAAAGACGCGTGGGACTCGATATCTTTTGGGGCCGATTCAAAAGAAAATGGTGCAAAGGTTGCCAAGGCTTTTTCGGACAACTTTAAAGGCACATTAGATAAAGAATTTAAAAATATTAGTTTCATCCCTGATAATTTGTCAGCAGATTTCAATATTGACCATATCGGCGATCTTAAGAAAACGATAATTGATACATATGGGAATGTGGCAGATTGGGCGGAGGAAGCATTCGCGAATTCGGACATGGCCATGTTGTTAAAGGAACAAATTGACGATGTTAGAGCATTAGATGCTGCCATGGAGATGGTCGTTGCAACACAGCAAGAGATGGAAGATATATGGGCACAGAATAAAGAAATGGCAGACCTTGCGCTGACATCAACTACTAAGAAATTGTCGGATGTAGAGCAAGGATATTTAGATCTAATCAACGGTATCGATGACACAATCAAAACCAATAAAGATAACATACAAGTCATGCGCATGGTCAATGACAGTTGGAATGATGGTACATTATTCGTTGACCAATACCATGCAGCAATCAAATCGTTAGCAGCAAGTGGTGTCCCTGAAGCAATTGCCAAAATGGAAGAATTAGGATTAGGTGTTGAAGAAGTAGCGGACAAATTTAAAGATCAACTATCAGCAGCAGTTACATCGTTCGGTGATACACTAACAGATGCCCTCGCAACTGGCGCAGTATCCTTAAATAACTTTAAAGATTACTTCAATCAATTTTTAGATGATATTTTAAGAGCAATCATCCAAAAGAATATAACGGCTCCGTTAATGGATCAAATTGATGCAGTTATACAGAAACTGGCTGGATCTGGCGGTCTAACAGATGCTCTCTCTGGAATATTTGGTGATTGGAGTGGCAGTAGTGGCGGTAGTTGGTTTGACAATTTAGTAAGTTGGGGTTCTGACTTCTTCAAAGCAAAAGGTGGTCCGGTTAAAGGCAATCAATCATATATGGTGGGTGAGCAAGGACCAGAGTTGTTTACACCAAATTCATCAGGTAGGATCACACCTAATCACGAATTAAGTGGTGGTGGCGGTGGTGGTGGGACATCAAACATCAACTTTAATATCAACGCAGTATCAACACGAGACGGGATTGAATTCTTATTAGAAAACAAACCAACAATTATTAATCTTGTTCAGCAGGCCTCCCATCAACGAGGCAAAGCCGGAATATTAGACTAAGGAGCAAAAATGAACAAACTATTTCAATATCCGCTGAATGAACCATACTATGTCAAAGAAGATTTACGAACACAAGCAACCGCTAAGTTTGATGACATTGTCGACGGTACCTATAAAACATGGACTAACCCAAAGACACCTACTATTACTGGTGAAGAATTATTGTCAGATACGGCAAAATACTATAACTATTATCTCGATAAAACCGATAACAACCCAATTACACGCAACGCAGTTTATGATAAGCCGTTAGTCGAGATTACTCTTGAAAAGGTTAAGAACACTGGGATGCGATTGACAAATCCAAAAGTTATTGGCAATACTACACATGCTATCTTTGAAGTAGAAGATGGATCAACGCATGGATTTTATGATGGGATGAACATATGGGTTGATGGTGGGAGTTATTTAAATAGAATCGATGGTGATATGAATTCATCACAACATTATTTTGCCAAAGTTATTAGTACTACACAATTTAAGTTGTATAAGGACGCGACATTTGTTGGATCAACCCCTACATTTGCGTCAGCGGATGCTTTGCGTAGTGGGACATGTTTAAAACAGACAAGAAGAGAAGGGAGAGGGGTGTATGATACAATCCCGACTTTAGTACATGAATCACCATCGAAAAATGAAAATCAATACAACGATCAACAACAACAATTCAGTCAAAACCCATACTTTGATGAGAATTGGCATACAGATAATACTACCAACCAAGGGGCTGTAAGTATTGTACGCACTGAGGGCACACTTCACCAATTACCAACACAACCGTCAGCGGATACCCCATTTTACGGATTTCACTATGATGATC